GGGATTCTTAACTCAGCTTCTTTGCCACTGGCTGCGTCGATCTCAACACAGGGGTCACCACTCGCTTCAAATTGGTCAGCAACGGCACGACCCAAAGGCCGGGTTGAGAGCAGGAGCTTACCAGCAACATAAGGTGAAGAGTTAGTGACAACTTTAACAACAGCAACTCCACGCATGTAAGCATAATTGGCAAGTTTCATTTGTGCAGCTGGGTTGCCATTAAAATACATTTCTGGGACTTTCTTCTGCATTATGATGGTCAAAGAACTGGCATCCCAATAAAACTCATGGCAGGCGAATGGCCTGGAGAAAATGTTAGGGTCATTGTGAACACCATTCTCCATGCCTGTAGCTCGCCAGTCTTCGAAGAGTCCATCACAGGCGTCTTGTGAATCTGAGGTGACGTCGGATATAAACTCTGTGAGGCCGGCTGTCTGAGATCCTTCGCCAGACTGGGGAGTGGCTTGTATAAAGCCTGAATTACAGTAGTGGAGAACGCGAGAGCGGATGGGACTCAAATCTTCCTTGGCGCGGACAATCTCTATGGCCTCACGCATAAAACGGAGACCAAAAACACTGAGGGCGGTCTCCATTTCAGACAACAACTCCTTAGCAACTGGGTAAGCACACCGGTCGTACATCTCAAGTTCGCCTATGAGAGCAATGACTTGTTCTGGAAAGTTGTCTAGGTACTTCTTAGACTCTGTAAAGCAAATGATCTTCTTAACTTTAGCCGGCTCCAAAAGGCCAACAATGCTGGGCCCTTCAGCTGTGGAGACAGTCGCAAAGCGGCGTGACAAAAAAGCATAGTCACTCCATGTTGCACCGTTAGGATTCCACAACTCGAAAAGCTTAATATCAGGGTCCTTGTCAGAACCAGTAACTACAAAACCCTGAGCGGCAAAGAGTTTCTTAAGCTGTACGAGGTCAATCAGGTGAGCGTACTTGCGTGGGATCGCAACAACACTATCATCTCCTAAGAAAACACGCTTGATGCTGGTGATGACTTCGGTGATGGGCACCAACAGCAATTCCTGGAAAACCCAGCACATCAACATGTCTTGAACAACACTGTTAATCATTGCGGTTAAGAAACTGCCACTGGGGTGCATGGCCCCAGGCTCACAGAGGCTGTCGCCAACTTTAATGACAAACCAGGCTAAACGTTGCATTAGTCTCCACATGACGAAACCTCTGCGATCCAGCTTAGGGAAAATGGGATCTACTTGGCGGCCATTGTTAGAGTATGCGCGTGCAAGGAGGACAAAAAACAAAGACACTAAACGCACGAAACGAGGTTTAACATGCCCATCCATATGCTCATGATCCAGAGCAAGGATGAGAGGATTAGGATCCACTTCAGTGAGAGTGGAGTGGATGACGTCAAAATCTGTTGGAGCAAGACCAAGAGCACTAGAGAAGACAACATTGTTTTGGCCCCAGGCGACTGCAATGTCAGAAAAGTAGCGACGCTGGGCCAAGAAGGCATGCATGTTTTCAACAGTGTATAGGCGAGGTTTAAACACTTTTTGAATAAGGCGAGGCTCGTCCTTATTGTCAGCATTGCAAACTGATTCGATGGGAGCAAACTGATGGGCCGGACGAGTCTTCC